CTTTAGAGCCCTTTCTAGGGTGGTCTACCTTATCTCTCATGATTCTTAGCTGAAGTAGCTCGTCTATCAAAAGCTTAATGTCTGGACCAGTAATTCTTTCTTCCATAATTCCAAGAGCCATGTCTTCGTAGTGCTTCTTAGCTACGGATAAAATTTCTGTGTATATGTTGTAGTTCTTTATTTGCTGCATCATATCGTGGGAGTTCCATCTATCGAATGTTACAGCCTTAATGTTAAATCCTCTGGACTTAAGTGAAATTATATAATCTTTAACCTCTGTAAAGTCTACAGATTTATCTGAGGTTGGCGTCCACCATCTTACTGCATCAACAGTAACTTTAGGTGCTACTTGCTCGTAGTCATTGAATGATCTGATCTTTACCCACTCACTAACATGCGCCATTGATACTGCACAGTGGTCATGCTTCTGGGCAAGGTCAACGTGGACAAAGTACTCGTGGCTATCGTCTGGCTTAAATGATTCTTCAAATCTTCCAGTAGAGTTATCAACTCCATTATGAGTTACAAAAGCTGTCTCGATCTTCTCTCTTGACTTGAAGAATGCATCTACTGCTTCTGGTGGCATGCATGCAAAGCGTGAAAGGGCATCTGTAGGGTTAGTATAGAATGCAACCTTAAAGTCATCAATGGTTCTAGTTGGATTGATTTGCCATGTTGGTCTACGTAGTGCAAAAGTCTTAGGTATCTTGTAGGATATGATCTGATCTTCTTCCCACTCAACGCTAAACTCGTTTCCATCAACTCCGTCAGCCAACTCTTCATCCATCTTAAACTTGTGAGTCATTACTTTAACTTCTTTTTGTGCAACCACTGCATCATATCTCTGCTGAATATAGTCATTCTTATAGCGTGGGAATGAAAGTAGTATTACCTTTCCAAAGTCTGGGAAACGTGAATCAACTGATGCACGATACATGTCATAGATAGCACCTGCAGTTTTTGCTTGCTCATGTCCAGTTGTATTATCAATGCTGAATCCAGAAATCTCGTCAAGGATGACAACTAGTGCGTTATATCCCTCAAATGCTTCTCTTTCTGAGTGGCCTGAGTGACAGCTAATACCTTTATCAAATTCAATTACGTCTGCCTTTGGTATATACTTACCAGCAAACCATGGAGACTTATCGATTCTAGTCTTAAGTCCTTTAAAGAAAACATTCTTAGCCTGCTGAGCGTTAACAGCAATATTGATAAGGTCAATTGAATCTCCAGGAGGCTTACCGAAATACTTTGCTGGATCTTTTAGGCATAGCAAAAGATAAACAATATAAGCAACAGCAATAGTTGAGCAATAGTCCTTTCCAGAACCTTTACCCAGCTGTGCTACAACTTCATTAACTGTTTCTTTCCAGCGCTTTTCGCCAGCTGCTTCGCCATATAGCTTATTAAGAGTTGCTCTCTTGTATACCTGTGAGCTTGCACGAATAAGCATATACTGATATTCAGATAGAGGTGGTAGTCCAAGAAACTTGTCACTTGTTACAAACTCATCAAGCTCGACTGGGTGCTCTTCAAACTCTTCCCCATCAAGAATATCTATAATATCTGCAAAATCAAACGACATCTTCGCTCACATCTCTCAGACTTGTTACATTATTCTTTTCAGCAATAATAACTTCTTCTACCTGATTTGAGATTTGAGAAAGCCTACGCATAATTTCATTTCTTACCTGTGGGTATTCAGCTGATATATCTTTTAATATACCAATGAGAAC